CTCCGCTCCATTTCCACATTATTCTAAAATGAATTTGACATTTTTTTTATTCATCTGAATTTTTACCATTATATATTCTTCTCGTTATTTTATTCGTTTTCTTATTCTTGCTATTTATGTCAAAACCATATAAAGATGAGGACACATAAGAATGTATAAGAACTATTAGATAGGATGCCGAAAACTTCAATAAATTATGCTAACTGTTGTATTTATAAAATTGAACACATAGAAATTGAGTCCTTGGTGTATGTTGGTTTAACAACAAACTTTAATAAAAGGAAAGGACAACACAAACGCAATTGCAATAACATCACTTATCCAAAACATAAGCATCAATTGTATCAAATGATAAGGGATAATGGTGGATGGGATTCATTTCAAATGTTAGAAGTTGAAAAATATCCATGTGATGATAGACGAGAAGCAGAAAAAAGGGAAACGGAAGTCATGAAGGAACTAAAAGCAAATATGAATGTAAAGAGAAGTTATATCACAGAAGCAGAGAGTATAGAGTACCAAGCAGATTATATCAAAACGCATAAACAGAAAAAAAGAGAATATCATAAAGAATATTACAAATTAAACAAAGATATAATTTTGGAAAATCATAGAGAATATAATGAGTCCAACAAGGACAAAATAAAAGAAACAACTAAAAATTATTATGATAATCACAAACAATTTTATAAAGAATATCAACAAAAGTATTATGAGAACCATAAGAATGACAAGAAAGATGTAAAAGAATAACAACACTATCATAGTTCATTCATTTTTATCTTTTCCAATATGAATTCTTCTAGTTACTTTATTTGTTTTCTTATTCTTACTATCATAAAACGCTACTTTATTTTTCTTCTCATACAAATTCACCATCTTTGGAACATCTTCTAGTAAAGCATCTCTAGGTTCTAAAGTGGTTTCACGGTAACCTTTCCATTGCACTTCATAATATTCTTTGTTGTCTTTAATCACTGGTTTTACTAGTTTGCTAATGACAAACTTCTGAACCTTTTCTATTTTATTTTGTGGGTCACCCACGACTTTCAACAATTCTTCTTCTTTGAACCTATCTTTCAAACCTTCTACTTTATACTCATAGACACTGTATGATTTCTTTGGTTTGTACACTCGTTCAATCTCGTATATTTCATTGCTCCATACTTGCCGTGTCTTATCACTCGGTTGATGCAATCTAACAAGGTCACCTTTTTCAAATACTTCTTTTGATATATTTCCTTTCTTTATTTTCAGTTCTTTGTCACGTGCAGATTCTAGTACAATATTATCATCATTCTTAAAAGCATTTTGAATTTCATTTGGTGTATATCCTGTTATTCTATGGTTTGAATTATTAATGTTTTCTATGAGTTTGTCTAAATTTTGAACCCAATCAAACTTTGGATTTATCTCTATTGATTTTTGAATGAGTTCTTTTATGGTCGCATTTGCACGCTCTATAAGTCCATTAGATTGCGGTTTTCCTGCTTCTCCTAATATTTGTTTGATTCCGTTTTTCTCTAAATAATCTGTGAATTTTTTGTTGATAAATTCTGACCCATTGTCACTTCTCACCGCATGAGTTTTTGATTTATTGTATATCTTCTTAAAACCATTCAATACTTCTGCGTCAGTTTTATTCTTCAATGCTACACTATAATTATAACGTGATGACATGTCTACTGCATTGAATAAGTATTTGTATCCTCTGACTTGGAATTTTTCCATGTTCACCAAGTCCATCGCAAGTATTTTGTTGGGTGTTGTCATGCTACTCTTGAAGGTTTTCGCTGTTCCCTTGCTTGGTGCGTACAATTGGTTCACTTCTTGTTGGGACAACCAGTCACTTATCTGCCGTCTGCTTGGTGATTCGTCTCCATATTTGGTTCGTAACATGTTAAACAGTTTATCCCTACCGAAAAAATTAAGATTATCATAAAACTCTTTGTTCAATATTTGTAAATGTTCCTTCGTTAACGGTGGACTCATAATATATATTATAACAATATTTTAATTATGGACTGGAATACTCATTTTAAGTCATTTATCACAAAATTGATTTAGAAATATCTGTGTAAGATATAAGTAAGTCATGACACATCCTAAAAACTATGAATATCAAAAACGTTGGAGGGCACGCAACCGTGAAAAGTATTTAAAATTGAAAATGGCAGATACGCTTAAGCGATATTATTACAAACAGATAATTAAGGAATTTATGAGAATTGATACTACTCTCTTTTTATAAGAATCTTTAGGAGTTTCTTATAAAACTAATAATATCTATTTTACGGAAAATTGATTTAAATATAATCTTACCCATATATATAAGATGTCTGAACCAAAAATCCTCACCGACAACATTCCACATGAATATATTCTTATGCCTAATATTAAACACGCATTTGACCCTGAAGGTGTAGGACTAAAGTGGTCTTTAGAAGAATGCGAATTTAAGAAGGGTTCTAATCAATACATTTCTGTTGTTTATTATTTAAAAGACACCAATTATGCCGTGGTGGACATTGATACAGATGATTACAGTATAGACCAACTGATTGATGATACTGATATTGACAGTATGTGGGTAAAGGGCAACACAAAAGGTTTCCATGTTTGGGTTGAATTTCCAAATGGGAAACCTGATGCGTATCGTAAAAATATTGTGAAATGCAGTAACATATGTGAAATGGATTATTTGGGTGAGAAAGTATTTGAGCGTGTAGGTAAAACATGGACTGGTGAAGACCCTTGCCATCTGCATCAAGAAAGCATTGAAAAATGTTTTGTTATGGAAAAGTTCGCACCAAAAAATAAATCAGAAAATAAAATACAATCGTCAAGTGACAAAGAGTTGCTTAAAAAAATGGTGGATTTAATACATATTAAATATTGCGACAATCGTGACGATTGGTTGAAAATCGTATGTGGGTTGAAGAAATGTGGGTTTACGCAAGCAGAAGCAAGGGAGTGGTCTATGCAAAGCGACCGTTATACTGAAAGTGGTTTTGATAGTGCATGGGACAGTTATGACGGTGATAGAAATACCGCAACAGAAGGGACAATCCGCTATTATGCAAAATTATCTAATCCTACGGAATATTACAAGATGACTGCCGAACCATTTCCAACAGACCCAACAGAAAGAGATTTTTCAGAATTGTTTTGGGAACTGGCAGGGGACTGTTGCATTGTATCTAATAATATCATGTATCTGTATTATAAAAATCACTGGAGGATTATTGACAAGAAAGAACCACATATTTTGCGAACTATGATTGGAGATACAATCAGGAATCATTTTGAGAAGATTTTGATTAATGTGGAAAGTAATGGGTTTATAACAAAGGTTTCAAATACTGCTCGCTTTATAGCAGAAATGTGCAAAAGAAATAAACTCAATAATGTTACCAGTTTTGTTATGGATAAAATGTATAGCGAACACTGTGACACTGAAGATATCTTTGATAACAAACCATTTATATTTGCGTTTAAAAATCAAGCATTTGACTTGAAGACAGGACAACCATACACAATTAAAAAGGAGGATTATGTTACACAGAATACTGGTCGTGACTATGTTGAACCTACCGCACAACAATTAACAACTGTTGCGAAAGTAATTGAGAGCATTTTCCCAGACCATGAAGTGCGAAAGTGTTATCTTAGTGTTTTAAGGTTGTGTCTGTCAGGAGAACACCCTGAAAAATTGTTTATTGCAAATGGTCAAGGCAGAAATGGCAAGGGTTTGATAAATGAACTTGCTTTTAAATTGTTAGGTGAATATGCTTACAAACTCTCTATTGAAGTTTTAACCAAAGAAGTTAAGAAAACTGGTGCTAATCCAGAACTCGCTAATTTACATAAAAAGAGGATGGTGGTTAGCAGTGAACCTGAAGATGGGTGTAAAATACAAATGGGCATCGCAAAAGAATTGACTGGTTGCAATGAAATATCTGCTCGTGGGTTATACACTGGAAATACTAAAACATTACTGTGCATGGTTTTGTTAATTGAATTAAACAAGAAACTATTACTGAGCGGGCGCATGGATACCAGTGTGCTGGAGCGTATCGTGGATATTCCTTTTGAAAGCACTTTCGTGTCTAATCCTGAAGATGTAGACGAAAGCAAAGGTATATTTCTTGGCAATTTAGAGTACAAGACAGAAGCATGGCAAGAAGAGCATTCGTCTGCTTTCTTCCAATATATTTTGGTAAATGCTGAAAAGACCCTCTACGTACCTGAGCGTATTAGAAACCTGTCCAAGCAATACGTTTTGGGAAGTGATGAGATGTATGGATGGGTGATGGAAAATTATGAGACGACAGACAATACCGAATTCGTGAAGTTGAAAGACGTGTTTGACTTATACAAGGCAAGTGATTTATATTCTAATCTTACTAAATTGGAAAAAAGAAATCTCAACAAAAAAGCGTTCAGCGATTTGATTAGCAACCATATCGTTTTGAAGAAACAGTTCCGTACAGGTCAAGCAAAAATTAATGGAAAGAAAATTGATTGCGAACGCATACACGGTCTTAAATTGATAGAACATGAGTGTGATACCGACGACGAGGATTTGGGTGGTGATTGCTGAAAAGGGAAGGAAGGGAAGAAATCTTGCCCTTGATTTGACAAACTTTTTCAAAAATCTCCCCTATACGGACTTTATCATATTCGGGGCAGGATTTCTTCCCTTCCTTCCCCACCTCTCCCTTCTACCCCTTTAGAATATATCCTATATTCTCTTCCTACCCTAAAAATAATAATAATAATAATAATAATAATAATGATAATAATTAATGATAACAAACATTCACTTCTAACTAAGAGGAGGGAAATCTTCCATGTAAAAATAATATATAACATTTAATATATATTATTTAAAAGTATTTAAAGAAACCTAGCATGAAACCTTCCATGTAAAAATAATATATAACATTTAATATATATTATTCAAATACTTAAATGAAATCCATGCAAAAAAAATGAAATAAATGCACACATCACCTTT